TGAGGGGTTCTTTGTTTATATCAAATTCTTTAGTATCATATATATATCAAATCCTAATGCGAGTATTACCCATACCAATACTAAATATACGTATGTATTAAATATTTTATTTTTCCAATTGTGCATAACAAACTGCTAGTGCTTGTTCTTGTGTATCGTATTCGTCTGAAATTGCTTTCATACATTTACTTATGTATTCTGATTCACTTTCACCTTCAGGTTTTGGTATTACAAATTCTTTCTTTTGTTTCTCAATAGGAACACAATTAGGACTACCGTCATCTTTTAAACCAATCGGTTCATAACCTTCCCAGCAAGGGTTCGGTTCTATTTCTAACTTGTCTTTCTTTTCAGGATACTTTATCTCAAAGTTGTTCATCCTTAATTCTATAATTCTTTCTAATTTCATTTTAGTTTTTTTACTTTTGATAAACTTAATTCTTCATCCAAAAGAAATACCGCTTGGTAATTATGATGTATCCAAAAGGTTAATTCTTCTTTTGTTATTTTATATTTTTTATCTAAATCCATAGGTAATACTCTTGTGAAGTAATCTACTTTGTATCCTAAATTTAGTTCGTCTTCTGTTGGTCTTGGTAAATAATAATCCATTATAGTCCGTTATGTCTTTTTAATTTTTTATTCTCTTTCATCAAATCCTCTACCTTTTTCTCAAGGTCTTGAACCTGTAAATTTAACTCGTGTATTTCTTTCTTCAAATCGTCAATAATCTCTTTGTATAGATTGATAGATAGTTCCAAATTTTTTAATACTTGGTTGTCGGTCTCCGCATCACTACGTCTTTTACCTACAAAAAATCCTGCTACACCCGTTAATATATTTGATATTATTAATAATAATTCTGTGTTCATTCTTATTTTATATTTTAGTAACAATCCATACAAGGAGGATTCTCGTTCATTAATTCACTATACATATAACTACCTGGTGCATTTACGTTTCTCATTGAGTATCCTTTTCTTGTTGTCTTCTTCAACGATATACCGTTCATATACTTTTGACTACGGTCAGGTATCATACCATCTTTAGTAGATTGTGTAACGTAATCAGGGAACTTATTTTGTCCCTTACCAATTAATAGATAGTCCATTAATCTTTGAAGGTAAAAGTCCGCTCTTTGTTTTTGAACGTTTCTCAAATATTGCATAGTTCCAATATCCACGCTTGTTGCGTTTTCCATCGTTCCTTGAACTATACCGTTGTTCATCGTTCTATACATTATATGAGGTATTGCTTGGAAATATGCCTGTTGTATCATAAACGGGGCGATATAATCATCCACCAATATTTTCTCATCAGGGTTAAATGTATCACCTGTTGCACTAACTTGACTTAATAAATGATTATAGAACTTTGTTCCAAGTATCGTCTGTAAATCTATATCCTGAGAAATTTGCAATTCCGCTTTTAGTATGTCTTGGTCCACATTACGATTAATGTTGGTATATGCTTTTAGTTTCTTTTCACTTACGAGTAAAACGCCCATCTTAATTTATATTTAATTCTTCTTCGCCTAACCAAGCAATACACTGTTCTTCTGTTAATCCATATCCTGACATTAACATTTGCATTGCTTGTCCTCTTGTTATTTTTTCTTTATTGTATTCTCTTACGATTCTAATTAATCCTTGGTATTCTCTACCTGATAATTTCTTAATATTCTCGTTAATTAATTGTTGTTGTTCAGTATCATCAGAACCAACTTCAACTGGTGTTGTTGGTGTATCTACCACTGAAGGGTTTTCTATTACATCACCTGTCAAGAATATAGATAAAGGTTTTATCTCAAAATTAGTTGGTTTTCCAAATTTCAAAGATACCAACTTATTGAATACTCTTATCATTTCGTTTTGGTAAGGTTGTATTACCATTTTACGGAAATACTCACTATGTTCTGTAATCTCATTTGCACCCCCTAATTTCCCCGCAGTTGCTATTCCGAATAGTTCTGCTGATGAAACCCTATGGGCTGATAAAATACTCCTTAAAATGTCTTCTGATACGGTTGAATAGTATGTATCGTTATCGTTTCTTGGTATCTGTGTAATTACTGGTGCTGAGTCCGTATTTTCGTTAAATGATATTACCGCTTGTCCTGCGTTATCTGAACCACTGTATTGTTCTTCTAATGCTCTTGTTAATATTCTTTGTTCTTCCTCCGGCGGTATCCCATTATTGAAGGAAATGAAAAGTGATGGAACCATACCGTTCCTCAAATTCCTCATATAGAAGTTCTTCAACTCTACATCCGTCTCAATACTTCTTTGTCCTGCAGACCAATCAGGAATAGGATAATACGTCATATTTGGAACGTATGTCTTAAAATAATATATTTGTGAAGGTTCCCCTTCTTCTTGATTGAATGCTGGATATTTCTCAGGTGTGTATTTTCTTGTATTTTTCCAATCAGGACAATAATAATAACAATCTACTTTATCGTCCTTATTTAATTTACCACTTCTAATTCTACTAAAATCTATATGATATATTTCAGCAATACTCTTTCTATCTTTACTCCACACCACATTTAGTGCGAACCCCCCAAATATCATAAAATCTAATGCCGCCTTCTTCATTACTTCCGCTACGTTCTCTGTTGGGTTAATTAGATTTATGGAGGCCATAGGGTTATTTAAACTCACTAGACCATCTCCCATAATCTGATTTACCTTACTGGTAATTACCGCCTTGTGAATTGCACAGTTATCGTATAACTCAATAAAATATTGAGGGAGTAAATTTGTTTCTCCGTAAAATACCCAATCGTATCTTTGTAATACTTCACTGAATACTGGTACGGTCGCTTTATTAAAGTTAATACTCTTTAAATCGTATTTTTTTATTTCTTCCATAATTAATCTTCTACGTATATATAGTTCTCGTTATTTTCATTTGGTGATTGATATTCTGTAAATAGTGGTTCCTCTTCAGTTCCTACTAATTCCGCCATAGACGTAAATACCAAATCAGTTCCATCTCCATATATTTGAAGTTGGTATTGACCTAAATAATTTAAATCATCCGTATTTAGTGGAAGTGTAAGTGTGCAGTATCTTATATTAGAAAAATACTCTGCTGGATTTGAAGTGTCTATTGTGTATATTTTCACCTCTTGGCTCATTATATGAGTAAATTTCAAATCGTAGGTATTAAATGTAAATCTAGTATTGTTATTGATATTTAATACCAAAGTATTTTCTACTCCTTTGTTTATATATAACATAATCTTTCTCTTATATATAAATATAAAAAAATTACAATTGAACTGATAAAAATAAAAAAAGGGGCGTGATGCCCCTTCCTTTTTGAGAATAAGAGATATAAAAAATCGTCCTTTCAACAGGACTACCATTTTATTATTCTACGATTGCCGCTCCTGCAAATACAGTTGATAACTGACCATCAATAACGTTTGCTGGTTCTGGTTCGTTTCCGGTAAAAATGAAATTAAATTTATTACCGTCCGCGAATGTTGCACCTGAATTGGCGTCACCACCACTTAAATACAAACCATTCTTTTCACCTAACCAATATTGAACGTCGTTTTGATCTACCGCAATCATTTGGATTTGGTCGTTTTGAGATAAGATTTTCAATAAGTTTCTCTTATCTTGATCGTATTTGTAAAATACTGCTGTAACTACTTGGTTAAAAAAGATGCTGCCGTTCTCAAAATTCTTTTGAACTTCTTGAACTAATGACGATGTATTTCTCTTTAAATTAAATCCATAGATAGTTGTTCCTGATGCTACTGTTGAACCTGTAATCTCACCGCTTGCATTTTTTGCTACTGCTGTAACATCACCTGTTGCACCACCAACTACATAGATTTTTTTCAACGATCCGATACCGTCAGAACATCCAATTTGAATACCACTTGATATAAAACAAGACATAATATGTGTTTTTTCGGGGGTGTCTAACTAATTGATTTTCAATTAATTAAACAATTTTATTTAGTTAAAGGGGCCTTTCACCCCTTTTGGTTTTTATCTATTTTAGAACTATGCTAAGTTGTTTGTTGCAAAGTATGCAGTTGAACCGAAAGTTGCAATTGCTACACCATAGTTGAAGTTTGCTCTAAATCTAACTTCATCAAAATCAACACTATACCAAGCCTTTAATTTCTGAGTATCATCTAATAAATCCACACCCATCACGAAATATTCGCCAGGTCCGATAACAACTTGATTTGAACCATTTAAACCTAAAGTAGGAACTACTTTAACGTTTGTGTTCGGATGAGTTGCTTCCATCATACCTGTAATATCAGTTGAACCGATATAGTTTGCGAAGAAGTTTGCTTTTGTTAATGCTTGAACATACAATCTGAAGTTTGCATATGACATAAACACTACTAAATCTTCTCTTGACATTGCGTTATCATCTAATACGTTGATTAACTTATCTACTTCAGTAATAGGATTACCTGCAGTTCCATAAGGTTGTGTATTGAATGTAACACCACTAGAGTTTGCTACACCTGTTGTACCAGTTGAAATTAATGTTTTGAAACCGTTGAAACAAGATGAACCTGTTGTTGATTGCCAGATTTGTTGTTCTACGAATTGTTGAATTTGTTTTACTTTCAAATCCATAATTTGTGCTTCAAATGGCACTGTTTCTTGTGTTTGACCTGGCTTCATTAATAACGCTTGATACGTATCAAAAAGCTCCTGATAACAAAGGGACTCATTATACTTCTTAGGACAAGTTGTGATTGTTGTCTGAGTATAAGTTGTTGTTGTACCAGAATCTGGATCCCATCCACAAACACCGTCTTGCATAACGATATTTGAATTTAACAAGTTAATAACTTGGCTGCCCTTGATGCCGGTTCTAATATTGATGTATTTTGCAGTCGTTCCACCGATTAAGGCTTTTGCTAACAATTCACCACCAACTTGATCTACGTATCCTGCGATTGACGCTACGTCGTAATCAAAATTTTCTCTTTTTAAGATTTTCATTTTTTAATTATTTAATTATTTTTTTATTTCTTAATGCCATAATAGACGCGATTCTTGGATCTTCATCTACGACATTTATTTTATTAAATTCTGTTTTACCATCAGAGATTTTCTTACCTGCTGGTTCTTTACTGAATGCTTGGAATTGATTTTGTAATTCAGACATTTGTGATTCCATCTTACCGATTTTCTCACTCATTTTCTTTACAAAT